CACATCTCCCAAGCGGTCTGGTTGCCGGTTATGGCACGTCCATACGGACGAGCGCCTCAACAGTATCCCCGCACATTTTGGGTGCAATGTACTTACTGTTATTTGGTTTGTTTTTGGCTTTCCCATCTTTCCCAACGAAAACGTACCCGTCGCAATAGTCCAAACACGACTGGCACATCTTCGCATATGTATCGAAAAGATCGTCATACGATATGCCATACACCTCATCCAAATAATCAGAAAAATCAGGGATCGAATGCGTAAACGCTCTGTCAACTACTGTATGCACGCTATCACGTCCCCCCATCTCCTTGAGTTTTGAAGTACGAACATCAAGATAGGGGGTATCAGAGAGGTGATTTGAAGTTTGAACCAACAACTCCTTTAGTCCAGGCACGTGCCGATGTTCATACGCAGCGGACAAATACTTGCCTGCCATGTAATCACGATCATTGATCTGAGTATTCCTATTTGGTCTCAGATTCAATTTTGCCAACACGCGCCCAAATTGGGGTACAGGACGACACCCCATGGCACCACGAATGTACCTTTTCCTATAAAAGGTCGCAAAGTGACGGTCAGGTTGGGGGGCTACCTCGGCGACCATTCCAGTGTCGTCGAAGACCCTCTCAATTTCCTCCTTGAACTTTGCGCCGTCACCCTCAATGTAGCCAAGGTAATCATCCCCACCGTGGATGTTCGTGCTTTTGACAATGGAGGCGCGCTCCAGCGCAGCCTGCATCAACGCCATATGCACGTACGAATTTCCGGTGGTGGTCGTCGTCTCTCCGGACCAACGCTCACCCTCGACTGTGGCACAGATCCCATAACGGGTCCATACTCGTATTTTTATCGTACGCGCAAACTCACGAACAAACCAATCGGGAGCACCCAATTTCCGATAGAACATAGCTTCGAACTTGCGTAGTTCTTTCGGTTGACTTCCGTCGTTGTTCTTTGCGTCGCTCTCTATAGGATCGCCACAGGCTTGCTCCATGATGTCACCCAATTCCTCACCCTTCATCCCGCACGCGTACAGTGCGATATTGCCCGTATTACGGGGATTGGACATTGAGAACACCTGTTTCATCCTGTTGTTCAGCTCCATAACAACAGGACCAGTCAAAGCGTTGTACATATCCGTTCCTTGATATACAACGCGAGGCTGCGCCTTGTGCTCCTTTAAGAGAACCTCCTGTTTCGCGAACACATGTTTTGTGTCCATCTCACTATTCC